CGGCCGGCGCCTCAACGCTGGCCTGCTCTACGGTCGCCGCACTGTCCATGCCGCTGAAGCCGCCGCGCGGGTCGTACTTGACGCCCATGTACCACGACTTGAGGTACGGACGAACCGCGTTGCCAAGGTCCTCGACCATTGCCGTGGTGAAGGCGGCAAACGTGCGGGCACCCTTCTCGATGTGATAGCCGGCCAGCGTGATGCCGGCCTGCATGACTTCGGTGTCCAGGCCAGTGTTGAGCTGGCTGCCGTTCAGCTTCTTGCGCAGGATCTCGCGGGCCTTGGCGGCAGCGTCTTCGGTGAAGATTGTGTTGGCGGCCGGCGCCGGCGCTTTATCGGCGTCCTCCATTTCCTTGACGAGCTTTTCCTGCCGGCGCACACGCTCAGCAAGGCGGTCGTCACCAACCTTGCCTTGCGACTCTGCCTGCGTACGCAGGTCGATCAGGTCGTTGCGGGCATCGAGAAGGGTGTAGTCGGCATCGCCTGGCTGTCGCTTCGCTGCCTCGGGCTTTTTCTCGGCCGCGATTTCCTCAGCGGTCTTGTATTCGTCGCGGCGAAGGGTGCCGCTCATCGTCACAATGCCCTTCCCGATGGCCAGCGCCACCGGCTCGGACCGGCGAATGCCGTCCTCAACAATCGAGCGAACGCCGTTATCGTCCTCGTAGAGCTCGCGCCCCTCTTGGTTCTTTCCAATCAGCTTTCGCGCCGCCTTCTTCGGCTTGAACTGCTCATCAAGCCGATCAGAAACCTCCTTGAACAATTCCTTGTTCTCGGCAGACAGCATGTTCTTTGACTGCTTCAGCGATTCAAGGATTTCGTCTTCGACCGTGAAGACGTTGGTGCGCATGCGGCGCAGGGCGCTCTCGGCGTCCTTCTCCTTCTGGAGTGACGCGACGCGCTTTTCCTTGGTATCGCCTTTGCCGGCCTCGGTGCGGGCACGAGTAACGCGCCCTTTGGCCTTCTTGATAGCACCCTGGAGCAGGTCGCTGAATTCCTTTGGAACAGATACGGTTGCCGGCTTTTCTGGTGCGGCAGTACCCGTTACGGGTTCTCGCGCGCTCGGTCCGCCTTGATCCCCGCCCGCAGTATCGGAATCATTTCTTCCTTCCGCTCCCTGGACAGCTTCTCCGGATGCTCCGCGTCTTTGAGCGCCCGAAGGAATTCCGCCTCGTTGGGGACGTAATCCGGCAGCTTCTCGGTTGGCCTTGTCATCGTGCATACCCCTTTCGGCTTCTTCTTCATTTTCGGCCACGCCGTAACTGAACGACAGGCCCTCTAATGACCACTTGTCGGACTCAAGCTTGTGTTTTGCAATGGTGTTGCGGGCGGCCTCCAGGCCGGCGCGCAGGTCCTTCTCGGAATCTGCGTGCGCCCAATACTCATCCCCGGACACATGGAACGCTTCAAGGCCGGCATCCTTCAGCGCCTGCCCGATAGTCACCAGCATCTTATCGCCGGCAGTGTGCGCCATGTTGTCGTTGACCCACTTCAGCGAGTCAGCATCGAGCGAGGCAATGTAGGCTTTTTTCTTGGTTGCCTTCCATGCCCGGCCATTCGGCAGGCCAGTGAAGCTGGTTTGTGCGGCCACACGAAGCTCATCGATCACCTGATCCTTTGTGGCCTCGTCAAGATCCGCTGCCGGCCGGTCCCACAGCGTCTTGTCGTCGACACGTCGACCGCCGCCCGCACGCTTGTTGGCGTCAGTATCGGAATCCCCTGCCGCTTGCTTTCTGCGTTGATCGCCGTGGCGCTGCTCGGCCGTGGCACCCTCCTTCTTGTCGACGGCCTCGTTCAGCATGTCGGCGCTCACGCGCCAGAAATCAAGGATGTTGTCAGCCTGCTCTTGGGCGGCCTCCTCGATGTCGGCAATTTCGTCGCCGGAGAGCACAGTGTTGGCGCGATTCAGCGCGGCGCGCTTTTGGGCGCGGACCTCTGCCTCTGTTGGGTCGCTGGTGGCGCTGGCATCGGCGACCGCAGGCTCACCCGTCTGTTTCGCAATACCGACGTTCTCGGCGGTAATTAGGCGCGCGTATTCCGCGATCGCCTTGTGGGGCATCGGAAAGGCCGTGTCGGTCTCTCGGTTTGCAAGGTATGTCGTGTAACTGACACCTTTCTGGCGCTTATGCAGGAAATTGAACCCTTCGGAAATCAGTCGGTCGACATAGGCGTCTCCGGCTTCGCTCTTTCCATCCGTCCCATTCACCGTAATGGCTGCCGCCCGGCGCCGCGCCGCAGCAAGTTCACTTTTCGACGTAGCCTTGTCTTGCTCGGACTTCTTGGCATCTTCTCGACTGGCGCGCTCTTGCTCGGATACGCCGCCCCACTGGTCAATCGCGCTGAGGCTGGCGCCACGACCGGCCGGAAGCTTCACGCCGGTGGCAGCCTCAAACACCTTGCGCAGAACTGGGTTTGATTCGCGGTCGCCGATGTTAAGGCTGCGCAATGACTCGACATCTTTTGTCTCGATGGCCTTGCGCAGATGCTCGCTGCGATCCCTGAGAAAATCACCGCTCATGTTGTGATTCGGGTACTGCTTGACGTGCTCGTCGCGATAGAGCGCTGAGAATTTATCAGCATCTATTGCGCCTGCTGGCCCTGCGCCGGCCTTTGCCGCCTTGACTGCTGCAACGAGAGCTTTGTCAGTGGCCGCCCATGCTGTCCGCTGCTCCTTTGTCTTCGGCTTTTGCTTCCGATGCGCGTCAAGGGCCGCCTTTGCGATGGCGACCGGGTCCTGCGCACTATCAACTGCTGCTGGATCTTCGATTGCCGGCGCTGCAGCTGCTTCGCTGCCGGCCACTGCCGGCGCCGCCGCCTGCTCCGATGCCGCAGGCTTCGGCTCGATCACGAACTTCGAGCCCTTGCCGACAACGCGGTGCGTTTCGCCCTGTCCGCTCGCGGCCAGCGCCTGCTTTGCCAGGTGCATTGTGGGGAATTCTTTTCCGGCAGGCGTCGCCGCAACGTCAGATTTTGGCGACGAGAGCGAAGCGAGTTCTCCGGCACGCATAAACTTCATGCCCGGAAACTCTGCGCGAAGGCCTGCAACAACTGCATCTGGAACGGCAGAATTCACTACAACCGCTTCAACTTCTGAGACATTCCTGATTTGCGCCACGCCCGGCCGCGCAACAAGTGTGAACGGACCATCGGTGTACGCAGATCCCGATGCCGTTCCTACGCCGGCGGCTGATGCCGAGCTGCGACTTGCCAGTGGCGCTGTATCTAGCCCGCCAGTTCCGGATTGACCGCCACGCCCACGGGTGGGATCAATACCGTTACCAAGAATATCGCGCAGCGCCTGCAGCCCATCCGCACGATTCTTGGCCATGCCGTGCGCCGATCTGTCCTGCACGTCTTCGGGAAGATTGGCGTAAGCGTTTCTGTCGGCATGCCCACCAATGAACAACTCATCGCCCAGGCCGCTTCTGTTTTGGTGATACCAGTCAGACCATGCCGAATCAGCCTGACTCCCAGCGTTGGCCCCCGCCGCCGGGGCTTGCGGGGCAGCTTCCGTTGCAGGAATCTGCCGCTGAACCGCCCACGCCGCCTGCAGCACGCGCCCTGCGCGCTCGCGATCGATACCAAATTTCTCGGCGATTTCCTTCGCCGTCGGCGGATCGCTCTCGGCCATCAGGCCGCGCACTTCCTCGACCAGCTGCGTGTCGTTCAGGGTCGGCAAGTTGTTGACGATCTCGCCGGTGAGCGGATTTACGGAACCCGTATCAAGCGGCTGTTCGGCAACGGTGGCGTGCGCGCGCTCGGCGATACCGCCAAGGCCCGGCGCCGGCGCGGCAGGTGCAGCCGCCTCTACCGGTGGTGCGGCCGCTGCTGGCGCGGCCTGCTGCGGTGCTGCAGGGGCAATGGGCTGCTCGCCGCGGCGCTCAATCTCCGCATTGATCTCGCCCAACAACTGCGCATCCCACTCGCTGCCGGGATTCGCGGCCAGGTCTGCAGCTGCGCGCTGAAGCTCCTCAATGGGTGCGCCAGAAAGATCGTTGCCGCCATCCGGCGCGCCGGAAGAGGCGTCGCCTGCAGCGATGCCGGCAACATTGCCAGCCGCCTGCATGCCGCCACCAACCATGCTGCCCATGACGCCGCCCATTGCGGCAGCCGTGGCAACACCGTCGCCAACCCCTCGACTCTCGTCGTAGGTGGTCTTGGCGCCGACGTTGGCGCCGGCCTGCTCTGCAGCACTCTGCACGGTTTCCTGTGCAGCCTCCTTGCCCATCGCGGTCGGGACGTCCTGGACAACGGCCTTTGCCTTCGGCAGCACCCCTTTTTCGGCAAACTTGGCAGCGGCTTTTTTACCGGCTCCGCCAGAAAGAATCTCGACGATGTTTTCTACCGGGCGGAAGACAACGCCGCCGATGGCGGTACCGGCACCAGACAGCACGCCTGTAGCAAGGTCTGCTTCAGCGGCAAGGATCTCGCGCGCCGTCGCGCTCGGGATGCCGGCAGTGACGAGCTCGCGGAACCGTCCAGACTGGCCTGCCAGCTTCTCGTCATCGAGTTGCGCAATCTCCTGGGCAGCACCCGCGGACGAATGCGCTGCAGACTGAATCGCCTCAACAGACGCGCCAGTGGCTACCGCGGCCTTCGTGGCAGCTTTCTTCGCGGCATCCTCACCGATGGATTCGACCAGCATCTGAAACTTGCGGGCAAAGGCTTGCTTGCCGGCAAAGCCACCGAGGAGCGTATCGGCAAGACTCTGCGCAGCAAGGTCAACCGTGCCGGCCGGATTGTCGGCCAGCGCCGAGAACACGGCAGCCACGTCGTCAGTTTTGGCAGCGTCCTCAATGGCCTTGAGCTGCGCCTGCTGTTGATTCGACTTGAGCTTGTCGCCTTCCTTGCGTGCACCTGCGAACCCGGTATCCGTTGGCGCGTAAGCGCGCTCGATGTCAGCGGCGGCCTTCTCGTATTCCTTCTGGTCGCGGATGCCAAGATCGCGCATGACGTAGTTCGCGCCAAGGCCGGCAACTTTCGGGATGTTGTAGATACCCTGGACGGCAAGGTTAGCGCCTTGTCCAAGGGTTAAAAACGCATCCTTCACGCCATCCACGATGCCCCGGCTTGCCGGCGCCGGCGGCTCCGTCGCGCCGCCATTCACTACGCTGGCATCTGCTACCGCGCCAGCTTCTGCGGCGCCGTAGAACCGGTCGCGCAGCGCCTTCTTCCCGCCGTCATCGAGCGAGCCATACTGCGGTGATGTTTCCACCACCTTCGTCCAGTAGCGGTTCTTCAGTTCAGCTTTGCCGGCCTCGCTCAGCGCCTTGTATTTCTCGCTCGCAACAACATCAGTCCACTTTGCAGCAGCCATGAAACACCTCAGAAGCCGAATTCGTTTGCAACGCCGTCAACGCTGACGCCGGCCGGGGCCGCCCTTCCGTTGGGCACAATTCCCTCGCTTGCGAGAATCCTGGCGGCGCGCGCCCTGATCTCTTCCGGCTCGCCGCCCTCGGTGTCGGCGATCAGCTTGGTGAGCTCCATGAGCTGCTTCTCGTAGGGCATCTGTGTTGCCGTGCGAGCCCAATCGGCGGCCTGCGCCTGGGTGCGGTTTTGCGGATCTGCGTTGCGCCAGTATTCAGCCATGCGCTCGAACGCGGTCTGCTTCGATGCACCACCGCTAAGACCCTTCTTCTGGAGGGTTTCTTCCAGGCTGATCTTCGCTTGGTTGTTCAGCTTGAGCTTCTTGCCGTAATCGACGATCCCTTCCGCGCGCACTTTCTGGCGCTTGGCTTCTTCTGCGGCTGCGGCAGCCTGCGCCTCGTGGGCTGCCATCGGATCCACGTTCATCATCTGCAGGATGTAGTCATCCGGCTTGACGACAGAATTCGGGTTGCCCATTGGCTGCCCGGTCTCGCGATCGATGAAGGTCAGCGTGAAATTGCCGTCCTTATCGGTGACGACATTGCCGTTGGCATCGCGCGCAAGACGGCTCTCAACCTTACCGAGCGGGCCATCGTTCAGCGTCGGGTCGGTGTTGAAGGTCTTTTCGATGATGTCAGCCGCGGCAATCTTGTTGCCCTGGGCGAGTGCGGTGCCAACCTGGCGGCGAAGATTCTTGTGCGAGTCTTCGAACGCTTGCTGCTTGAGCGCGCGGTCGCGCTGCTCAAGCGTGAACTGGCGGTCCTGCGCTGCCTGCGAGTCTTGCCGGTCCTGGCGGGCAATGCCCATGGCGCGGTCTTCTGCAGCAACCGCATCGGCGGTGTCGCGCCGTTTCAGGTCCTGACCTTTCAGGTATCCCTCAGTGATACCCATTGCCAAGTCACCGTAACCGGCCATCGCGCACCTCCAGAAATAGAAAACCCGCCTGATAGCGGGTTTCTACGCGGGTGCGGTTGGTCAGGAAATCACGCTGCAATGCCCATCGTTTCCGGTTGACGGATTGCCGATGTGACGCCGAGGTCCTGCTGCTGGATCTTCGGGTCCTTCCAGTTGCCCTGGGCGTTGTACGGATCAGGTGCCTTTCCATCGCCGGCGCTCTTCCCGATACCAAGGCCGATCATCGTGCCGGCAGCGCCAAACAGTTGAGACGCCTCTGCCGCTTTGCTGGCAGCCGAGGAACCATAGGCATCAGCAATACCGCCAAGGCCAGCCGATACGCCAGCGGCAGCCGTGTTCATTTGTGTGACGCCGAGGTTTGTCACGGCAGCGCGGCGATTCCACGTCAGGTCAGTGGCGCGGCGCTGCTCAGTCTCGCGCTGCTGATTCACGAGCCCGGCCGTCGTCGTGGCCTTTGCCAGACCCAGCGTGCGCGCCGATGCTTCCGCCCGGCCCGAATTCGGGTTGATGCCGTAGCGCTGGTTGTTGCGCACCGTCTGCTGTTCAGCGCCGCTGAACTGTTGCGCGACATCACCAACCGCCCTGTCGGTAACGCCCTTGATGTCGGCCTTGACGCCAGTCTTCGCGTCCTCGACGAGCTGCTTCTCAAGGTCGCCGTACAGCGCCTTGTAGTCGGAATACCGCTGTTTCTTGAAATCAAGATCCTCCTGGAGGATCTTCATCTGCTGGCGACGGTCCTTCTTCGCGGATTTCTGGCCGGCGAATCCGCCGACGAGGCTGGCAATGCCAAGGCCGATCATCACAGGCATAGCTGCGTCCTCCAGTAATCCGGCACCGCGCGATTGGCGACGGCGACCGGGTCAATCACTTCGATCTTCATGTCGCGGAACAGGTCAAATCTGTCGGCGTCCATGTCCTTGTCGGTGAGCAGCCAGACGATCTCGCCCATCCGCTCGTTGAGCTCTTCGAACTCAACATGGATTCCCTGAACCCTGCGCAACCGGTCGGCCATCGGCCTCAAGTCCGGCTTCACGCCGAATTCGCGCTCCGCGAATGCCGCCGCCGCGGACGGGTCGCGGTGCACAACGAGCACTCGCTTTGCCGGCATCGGGTCACACAGCCAGAAAAGCGTGTCCGCAACGCCGCTGATCTTTCCCGGTACGCGCGCCAGGGCGAAGTCGGCCGGCGAGTGGCATTGGTGCGCAAACTCGTGCCGGCAGTGGACGTCGCCATCCGACAAAAACGCCGCGAACCATGCGGTTCTGCAGCGCCCCAGCCCGGTGATTGCAAAGTCCAGCATGTCGGATTCCTCTACGGTAACCGTCTCGCCTTTTCAGTGGTCAGTCGAACGCGCCTTGAGTCACCTGGAACTCGCCTTCTGCTGCGCCGTCCGGGTCGGTGGATTCCCACCGGTAGTAATACCGGCCTGCCGACGCACCAGTGATGTCCGCGTAGAAGTTGCCGGTCGATGGCCGAATCACTTCGGCATCAGTGCCGTAGATGTAGGTCGTCTCCGTGCCATCAGGCTCTTTCACGATGAGCGACATGGCCGACGGGTTGACCGCAGCGCCTGCGTCGTTGAGCACTTCTGCGCTTACCCGGATGACGCGGCCTCGAAGGTATTTGTTCACTGCCATGGGGGTTACCTCACTGATAGGCCGGGTGGTAGGCGTCTCGCGCAGACACGCACGGGATGAGGACGTCTGTACACGACAGGCGCTGCAGGTCTTCGTGCGCAGCACTCACTGCGTCGACCGGCGCGTCTGAAGAACGGATTGACGCCCGCGCGCCTGCAGCGGCTACGCGGCCTGCTGCTGCACGCATGCCAATCCCGCGGAGCAGTGTCGAAACAGAAACAGTCATCGCGCCGGCGGCGGCGGTTACGTTGACTCCCGTTGGTGAGGCAATGCCGGTCCCGTCGGTGATCAGGTAGCCGAGCGCAATCGTTGCCGCCTTTCCGGTGACGTCTGCAGTGGCGCCGCCGGTTGCAGCCGCTGTGCCGGCACTGGCCGCGGCGCTCGCGCCGGACGGGTATGCCCGCTGACTCCCGGCCGGAATCGCATCGCCGGCCGCACTGGCCAGCTCGATCCCGGACAACAGAATGATCGCAGCGCCGATGGCCGAGACGGCGCCGGCAGACGATGCCGCGCCGCAGCCATCGGGAAGCGCCGTTGCGTCAGCCATATCAGGTGACGCGGACCAGCGCGGTAGCTGCTGCCGCTGCCGGGATCTGCACGGTGAAGTTGCCGGCAGTCGATGTGACGTCACCGCCAAAGTCATAAACGGCAACGGCCTTGTTCGACTTGCTGCTGTTGTAAATCATGCAGCCGCGTGCCGTGATCGTTGATGTTGACCAGGTCGGGTCGCTGAAGTCGACCATGGCGGTATCGCCGTCCAGGCTGACGGTTCGGCCAGACAGCGTGATTCCGCCGGCCGTGTACCCGGTACCGCTGACCTCGTTGGTTGCGGAATAGGCCGTCGTGGATTTGCTGAGCGTCGCCGATGACGTGTAGAGCGCCATCTTGTAGGTGTCGCCAGCCTCGTGCGTGCCGTCGAGGATTTCAGCCTTGAAGCTGTTGCAGATCGCCGTGGTAATGGCCATGGGTGTCACCTCTCGTTGAGATCGGTGGCACTCCTGCGCCTTTTGCGTGTTTTTACATGAATCGCGTCGGTCAGACCGTCAGCGGCTCATCCGTGGTGAAGCGAACCCTTGGGATAGAGACCATCTGGAAATCAACCACAACCGTGGAATAAATGTCACCGTCAGCGCTCGGTGCCCATGCCGGGCCGTACTTGTAGGAAACGCGCGCGCGAAGGCGTGTTCCATTCAGGTAGCCGATGTTGCCGTCATCGTCGTTGCAGACGATCAGCGCGTACTGCGCATCAGAGTCTGCCGATTGCGAACACTCAACCGTGACAGGACCATCCATGCCGGTGCCAGTCTGCGTGCCAGATACCGCCACCAGGTCAAAGGTGATCTCGAAGCGCACGGCGTCCGAGGCGTCAATCAATTCAACCTTCAGGTAATGGTTGTTCGGGTACGCGGGATATGGGCCACCGCTGAACCCGTCGGCCCTGCCGCTGTCGACACGAATGGCGAATGCGATGCTCTCCGTAGCGAAATGGTATCGGCTGGAGCTCGACTCGTTGAACGGCAAGATCGTGTCGTTGGCGTCGGTGGTGATGATCAGCGGGCCACGCAGCGGCGAGGCACCATTGCCGACCTTCCCGTACAGCGACTCCGTCACGGTCTTGCGGACCTCCGCGTCGTAGGCCAGGTACAGGTAATAGGTCGGGTCGTCCGTGCTGAACGTGTTGAAGTCGGTCGGCACAACGTATTCCGCGAATGACGCCATGTCCCCGCCAACTCGAACGGCGCTGAGCGTGTCTACCGACAGGTCGTCGAACTCGCCGTCGGCGGATGAAATGAAGTCGACGTTGAACAGGTTGAAGGTGTACCCGTTGAAATCGAATCGCCGATAGGTCGCCGGCGTTGACTCGGTTGGCGGGTCGCCGGCGGTGGTCATTTGAAAGCGCGGAACACCGCCATGAATGCCCATCCAGAATCCGGCCGGGCCGCCGTAGGACTCGGCGCGGTATCCGTTGTAGCCGGCCCAGATAGAGCCGCCCACCTGAATGTATTCACCGGAAACCAACTGCCCGGCCGTGATCTTGTCGGCGGCAAGGCTGTGGATCTTCGCGCTGAGGATTGTCGCGTCCTCGATGAACGCACCGCTCATTGCAACGGCAGGCTGCCCGTCAATGGTGCCGATCACGAACGGCACGCGGATGGTTGCCTCCTGGCAGCGCCACGTCACCGTGTTGTCGCTGATCGTTGCGCCCGGCGTTGTCGGCCACACCGGCTCAACGGCTGCACTGGTCCCGCCGGTGACACACAGATACTGAAACCCGTTCGGCGTGGTTGGCCGGACGTACTGGAACGAGTCGTAAATCGTGTTGGCTTCCCACGTCTGGCCGGTGAGCAGCGACATCACATAGGACGGATCGCGCCCGGTCTGGCCGCGCGTGCCGGCGCTGCCGTTGAATGGGCCGATGACGTTGGACGTTGAAACGGCGCGAACCCAGTAATAGCGCGTGTCGCCGCTGCCCACCGCATCGACGTAAACGGCCGCCTGCGTCGTGCCAACTTTTGCCGCTGCGCCAAGGTCATTGGTCGATGCCCGCCACACCTCCGTGTACGCGAAATTCGTAAACGCCGGCGCATCCCATGACAGGTAGATGTTGTCCATCGCGCCGACGGCCGCAAGGCCGGTGATCGCAGCTGGAACAGTGGTAACCGAAACGCCCGAACCTGGCGCAAGAACGCCGCCGCCGCTCTCGGTGGCGATGCCAGCCTCAACCAGCTCGCGCACCGTTGCGACGCGGTCGGGCCCGGAAAGCAGCTTGCTGAAGGCGCTGGACACAGACGTCATCCAGTCCCGCGTGCGCTTGTCCTGCGTGCTCGGGATCGGCGGGAGCTGCATCATGCGTGTCAACGCGCTTCGAACGCTCACCCCTGCAGCTCCGTGACCGATTCGGCGATACCGATCGAGCGAACGCGCTCGTTCGTTTCAATCTCGATCTCCCATTCCTGGAAGCGGCCGGCGCGCGGCAGGCGGAAAGCCCGGTCACTGTCGACGGTCTGCTCGTGCAGCAAGGTGCCGTCGGCGTAGACGCGGGCAACCACAGAGTCATAGCCATCGGCGCGAATGCGGCAGCACGAGAAGGACGTCGGATTGCCGACGCGAAAGCGCTTTGACTTCCACGTCGCGGTCCTGCTGGTCGTTCCGCCTTCCCATTTCCACACCTGATCATCGTCGTCGATCAGGTAGAGCGCGTCGTTCAGGATGTCGCGGTGGCCAGCCTTGAACCACTGCGACGTCGCGCGCATGCCGTCTTCCGGGTGTCGCGGGTCGAAGACATAGCCGCCCTGACTGGTGCCGTTGTCCCAAAAGAAAACGTACAGGCCCGAGTATTCGTAGGCGTGAATGCTCGTCGGATCCAGCTCGCGCCACTGCAGCTCATTGAAGATGTTGCCGGTGACCACCACCGCGCCGGACTGCGTGGCCATGACGAGGCCGTTCTGGCTGGCGTACATGGCGCACCAGCCCATGCTGGCCATGGACCGAGCAGACGCACATGCCTCGATGGCCGGCAGTTCCTGCATCGACAGCGTTGCCGGGTCGGTGCCGGTGATCATCACCGGCCGGCCCTTGGTGCCGACAATGACGTGGTAGTCGTAGAAGCCCAGGGCGACAACCTCGTCGCTCATCGTCAATTCGTAGTCGCGCGGAAATGCGTATGGCAGGTAGAGCTCCGACGCGCAGACGATCTTGCCGAGGAAACCGAAGGCAACGCCGTGTGGCGTAAGGATCAGACCCTGCATGCCGGCGCGCGGTGGATCCCACGTTGCCGATGGCAATTCTTCGCCCAGCTCGGCGGCATCCTTGGTGTCGCTGTAGGTCGTCGACGCAACGGCAATCTGCGCCACGAACAGAAAGGTGGAGCCGGTAGAGCCGGCCACCGTCCGGTAGATGCGGATGTATTCGATCTCTCGGGACGTTGAGGCCCCGGCATCCACCACCAGGTCGCTGATGTTGACCGTGACGCCGTCGTTCGCGACATCGAGCAGTTCAGACACCGGCGACGGCGGTCCTTCTTCTCCCAGCTTCCCGACGTAGGTGTAGACGTAGTAGCGGGCTTCGGCGTTGTCGTTGTCCGGCGGTGTGCCCGAAACGGCAACCAGCGGCGCGGAGCCGGGAGCCGGGATGCCCAGCCGGTAGTAATTCTCGGGGTACTCGGTGCCGCCGGTGTAGACGGCCGGCGTGTACGAAAACAGCACCTCGCCATCAGCGCGCGAATCGCCGGACCAGTAGATGCGCGAATAGCTGTCGTCTGCAATCGGTGACCGGATGACGTTCACCTGGTCCTCGAAGCGAAGCCAGTATTCGTCTTCGTTCACGCGCCACAAGTAGATGCTGGCAATCTCCGCACCGGTGAGCGTCAACAACGTCTCCTCGCTGTTCTCAAGCAGCGGAACGATGTCGCCGCTCTCCAGCCGGCAATCGGCCGCGGTCTGTGCATGGGACTCAGGGATGGCAAGCGCTGAGTATTTCGGCAGCGCGGCCTTGAAGTTCGAAATGGCGATTTTCATACAATCACCTGCCCGAGAATGTCGACGGCACCGGCCTCGGTGGCCAGCGGATAGTCTTCGCCGTGCTCGAACAGGGTGACGCTGGCGGTCTGCCCTGCCGCGGGCACGCCTGAATCGTTTGCAAACAGGTATGCGGTGATCGCACCGACGCCCGGCGTAAAGGTTGTCAGCGACGTGAACGTGCCGTCACTGGTGCGCACCTTGATGGCGCCGGTTGTGGTGTTCAGCGACATCCCGACCACGAATCCATTGGCCGCACCGGACCGAGCAGCGAAACCATCGCCGGAGGAGAAGATGCGCGCACCCTCAGTGGCGTCGCGATTGATGCCGACAATGAACGGCGTGAGGCTTGGGACCTGATCCAGTGAGAAACCAATGGCGAGCCCGATGTTGCCGAAGTTCAGCGCCGACACGGAATCAATGCGCGCCTGGAGCTCGATGATCTTGCCGGCGGTCAGCGGGATTGCCTGCGTCGTGAGCCAGTTTGCTCCGGCCGGCAGAGCCACGGCCGTTCCACCGGTGGCCGGCGCCGCGTAGGTGTAATCGGCATGCACATAGCCCGGCGCATTTGTTGCCATGCGGGCGTAGCCGAATGCGCCCGCCAAGGATCCGTTGTCATCCAGCGGATAGGCGGTGAGGCCTGCGGGCGCAGACGCCTGCTGCTGAATCACACCAAGCGGGATCATGAAGAGAATGCCCCTATGGTGACGAGGCGGTTCACGCCGGCCGTTACATCCTCCAGACAGATGCTCGAATACTTCTGCGCTGCAGCGCCGGTGAGAACAGTGCCGGAGCCGCCGAGAGTGTCACCTGCGGTAACACCTGCAGCGCTGCGTGAATAGGTGATGGTGCCGGCCTGGACATTGCGGACGTTGAAGGTCGTTCCCGCGCCAATGGCGAGCTCCGACTGCGCCGGCCAGATCAGGCTGCATGCCGATGCGCTGTCGAAAACCAGCGTGTTGTATTTCAGGTCATCCGCGTTGATCGTGTGCGGCGACGTGATTGGCTTCACACGCAGCCGGACCAGCAACCCGAGGGCCGTCTGCACGTCCGCGGCATCGAGGCCGGTGACGGTTACCGGCGTCTGCGCGGCGCGCTGCACCGGCAGTGATTCCGGCGTGGCATCGTTCGACAGGTCGATCAGGTCCGCCAGGTTCGCGTCTTCGTCCGGCATGGTGAACGTCTTGTCCACCACCTTTCGACCGTTGGCGTTGAACACCTTGGCCTGATACAGGCTGCCCGTCTCGTTCGGCGACACACTGAATGTGCACTCGCCGGCAACGTCGGTCGTTGCCGATTCCTTTACGGTCGGGATGACAATGCCGCCGGACTCAACGCCCGACCGAATCAGGCGGACGTTTACCCGACACCCCTCAACAGGGTCCAGATCTAGATCGGTGAGCGATACGGTCAGGGTGCGAGCGGTCATGCGTCACCTCAAAGGAAGCTGCCTCGCGCGCGAATCTTTCCGCGGGTGCCGTAGCCCTTCTGTGCAATGGATTTGAATTCCGAGAGCTTCATTTCGTACAGGCCGCGCTTCTTGGCCTCGCCGTTCTCGTCGGACCACGGCTTGTCGGTCATGCCCTTGAGACGGGATATGGCGCCGTTGGCAATGGCGTCCCTGCAGCGCTCGAACAGGATGTCGCCGCACGTCAGCGCGGTCTCGCTGGGCTGCAGCGCAACGGTCGCGGTGATTTCGTAGTCAGCGCCTGGCGCGCGATCGAGCAGGATGGTGTTCGGGTCGCGCAGGCCGTAGTAACTCGGGCGACCGGTCATGGTCCGCCAGTTCGGCTCGTTCTCGTCCAGCCAGTCGATGCTCTTCTCGGTCAGCGGGCGGGCATCAAATGACAGCGTGCGAATGCTGACGCACTCGGTCTGCACCGGGATGTCAAGTTCGTACTCTCGAACGCCGTAAACGGTCACCAGCGCATCGCACTCGTAGCGCCAGAAACGCGAGCGGGTGCAGAAATCAATCAGCACCTGGCGGACGGCGTCGATCATCACCACGCGGGGGCAGTTGCTGACCTCAAGCTGTACGGCCGGAATGAAATCCGTGATTGCGACGCTCATGCCTGTTGCCTCGCAGGTTTCGCAGACACAGCCGCATCGGTGGGCGCCTTGAGCCCGAGCATGGTGAAGAACGCTTGCCGGCGATCGCGCGCTGCCGAGTAGTTCGGCGAGGATTCGTCGTCACCGCCCCATGCGCGGTACAGCATCCACTCCCGCAAAGCGGGTGCGTAGATGTCGTCCACGGGAAGGTCGGTTGCCGCGGCATCGGTTACCGGTGTCGGCGCGTGTGAATAGGACGCCTCGACGTAAACGGCCGGCGACGCGGGGACGCCCGGATAGACGAAGAACTGCTTCGGTGTCAGCGGGTCGTAGAAATACTCGTAGACCGTCCCGGTACCGGCTTCGCTGTGCCAGGTTGGCGACAAGGCATCGAGGGCGCTCATGTCGCCGAGGTTGATCGCGCGGCCCGGCGTTGTGCCGGCAGTGCCCATGTTGCGCGTGATCTTGATCAGCCGCAGGCCAGTGGCCGGCAGCTCTTGAAGGGTGCCCTGAGCGAGCAGGATCGGCTCAGTGATCGCTACCGCGTCAGGGCGGAACATCGCGAGAACAAGCAGCGCGTCATTGAAGTGGGCCAGCAAGTCGCCGTTCGTCCGCCAGACTTCGCTGGGGTCGTTCAGTTCGTCGCGGACTTCATCAAGGACGCGCTGGCACTTCATCAGGCATTACCTGCTTCCGCATCGGCCAGAAACTCTGCCTTGTCCTTGCGCTGTTCAATCTGAACCAGCATCAGGAGTTCGGTGAGCAGGTCGATGTAGGAGGCTTTCGGGTTGCGCTCAACCAGATCCTGAATACCAAGCTTTTCTTTCGCGAAATTGCTCAGGATGGTCTTGCTCGTCCCGGAAATGCCCAGGTGCTTCTTCGCGACGTTTGCGCGGTCCTTGTTCGTCATGCTGGCGATGTCGAGGTCCGCCAGCGGAAACTCTTCCGTGGCCTCGTCTTCTGCCGACGTGTCGGGAGCAGCCGGCTCCTCAGCGCCCTTCGCGATGTACGCCTCGGGGATGCTGAGCAGGCGTGCGATGTGCTTCTCGTCGGTGACTTCGGCAACGTGGTCGCCGTCCTTGTCCTCAACGAAGTGGTACGTCGTCTTGCCGAGCTCCACTTTCGTGCCGCCGGCGCGCTTCAGCTTGCAGATGATCTTCATGGTTCAGCTCCTGCTGAGGGAATTAAAAAAAGGGGGTGATCTTCACCCCCGAGTGCTGCTTACGCGGTTCGATCAGTCGCGGCCGGTAATGGCGCGCCGTGCAAGCACGGTGATATTCACTTCCGGGACGGTAGACGGGCAGGTGCCCGCGGTCGTCACCTTGATGCCGATCTTGCGATCGTGATCAACGGCGGCGATACGGGAGACATTCTTCGCGGTTGCCCGGAAGATGCCGCCAGCCTGGCCGGTCGTGCGTGGTACCGCTGTCGGCATCCTGGATGTCACCAATGATGTCGAGCGGGATGTGGTAGGCAGGAAGGTTCACGCAGATTGCGAGGTCGCCTGCGACATAACTCGTCGAGGCGGCACCGAAATCAACGGAACCGCTGTTTGCAACAACTTCGCCGGTCTTCGTCGCAGAAATGGTGATCTGGCCGATGGTCGGCGATTTATAGGTGGTAGCCATGTTTCTTTCTCCTGTTTCGCTTCGGGCCTAGAAACAGCGCCTTACGGCGCTGCTGCGTAGGTGTCCACGGACAACATGCCGGTGTCGCGGCTGTTGCTGCGGAGTTTCTTGATGCCGACCATCAGGCGGCCCGTGATCACCGGGTTGCCACCGCGGTTCTCCAGGTCCTCGTGCCAGTCAGCGGCATAGCCGTTGCCGACGTCGCCGTAAGCGACAGCAAGGGCCTGCTTGCCAAGAACCATGGCGCGAGCTGCGGCGACGTTCGAACCGGCGCCGTAATCGCTGAAGCGGATCACGTTCTTGTGGCCGCGCAGAATCATGCCGGCGTGCATCGCCTCGCCACCGGTGAAGATCGAGTTCTTCTCACCGTTTGCGGTTGCCAGGTTCTTCTGCAGATCCAGCCACTTGCCTTCGCCGGTCGCGGTGCGCAGCTTGTGGAGCTGCCACTCGTGCATCATGAACACCCACGTTTCCTTGCCACCAACCATGATCGGCTGGATCTCAGGAAGGTCGGATGCGTCACCGCCGAGCGTGCGGATGGTGGTGCGGGCCTTCTCAACCAGCGACAGGTCCATCACATCGGAAGACGTCAGGGACGCTTTGGATGTGGCGGAACCGCCGTAGATGATGTGCGCGCTGTCCGGCGCCTCGAATGCGTTGCCGGCGTGGCCAGCGAACGAAGTCGGGAAGTGGAAGTCGCTGTTCACGCCGCGAGCACCACCGCCGTACATGAAGAACAACTGGTCGTGGATGTCGGCGAAATACTTCGACAGCGAGCGCTGGCCGTATTCGCGCATGTCGATCGGCGTGCGCTTGCGGGTCATCTTGCCGCCGCAGTCGACGGACTTCGACAACATGTCGATGTACACCTCGTCGGTGTAGGTCGCCAGTGCCGCCTCGGTGCCTTCCAGGCGGTCATCGCCGTACACCGGCTCACCCTGAATCGGGATGGCCAGTTGCACGAGGATGGATTCGCCGGAATCGCGCTTCAGGTCGGTCATTTCAATGACCGGCTTGTCTGCGCCTTCTCCCTGACCGATCAGACCCTTCCAGGCCGAGTTTGCTTTCGTTTCATGCAGCAGCTTGGTCTGCCACCGCTGTACGGCGCGGGCGTTAGTGCGGCCGATTTGGGTCGTTGCCATGAGTGTCACCTCTCACATTTGCGAGTTGTGGCACTCCTGCGCCTTCCGTATTGAGCCCTCGAACGATCTTTGTCGTGCTCGGCGCGTCAATTTTGATCCGGGACCTGTTACGCCCCTTCTTTTCTTCCAGCGTGATGACGGCGTCACCTACGCGAATACTTTCTCCAGCCGCCATTTCGATGATCAGCGCCATCACGCACCTTCAAGGTAGCGGCGGCGCTGTTCCGGGGTCAGCTTGTTGTAAGCCTCCTCGCGGGCGGTGCCTTTCAGGCGGTCGAGGTACGCGAATTCGTCGTCCTGCTCCTCGTCCGCCGACAAAATGTCGTCGACGCTCGGCGGTATCTCAACCGCCGGCTTCTTCGACGGCGTCTTGGCCGGCGTTTCAACGCCCAAGGCCTTGCGGGTTGCATCCAGCACAACACGCTTTGCCTCTTCAAGCCGGGCTGCGTTGTTGGGAAACTTCTTGACCACTTCCGGATCGGCATTCATCTGGCGGACCTTTGCGTCCAGCGCCAGGTGCAGCGGACCGTCGGCGCGGAAAACGGCGTTCTTCGGGTCCTGCATGAATTCGGAAACAGCCTCATTCCACTGACCGACACGCACTTTCTCGGTGATGTCGCGGTACATGGACGCCTTCTGCACTTCCAGCTTGGCGTCAGCAATCTTGTCGTTGAGCGCATCGACGGCCGCATCGTATTCGTCGCGATCGATGTCACCTTCGTCGTACTTCTTGCGGAGCGCTTTCTTGTCGGCGCTCAGCGTTTCCAGCAGGGCCTTTGCCTCCGCGTCGTCGGCCTCAAGCACGAGCGGCAGCTTGTCGGCCGGGGCCGGCTCGTCGTCTGCGCCTTTGATCGTGTCGTCACCGGCGCCGGCTTCAACGGTGTCGTCGCCTTCACTGCCAGTTGCGGTGTCGTCGCCGGCACCGTCATCGTTGTCATCGCCTTCACCAGAACCGCCTGCGGCAATCTCCGCATCGAGTTCGTCAAGCAGTGCCTGTTCTTCTGGTGAAATTCCTTCGGTAGCCATGGCGCTCTACGCTCCTGCGACTTGTGGTTGTGGTGGTGTGACCGTACTGCTTTGCGACTGGTCAGAAACCTGTGTGGCCGGAGAAACAAGGGCGTCGACCTGGGCAAGAAGCTCGTCGGCGGCGCGGGCGATTTCCGGACTTTGCGAGACGGAAGCAGCGGTTTGCACGGCACTGGCGAGCGTTTCCAGCTTCTCGCGCAGCGACATGACGCCTTCCCGAGCGGCCTTGGCCTGGGCGAGCGCGGCCTGCGCAGCATCCTTGTCGACCTTCGCCTGCTGGGCGGCCATTTCCATCTGCGACTGAGCCTGCGCCATTTGCTGCTGGGCCTGCTCTTTCGCCTTCTCCTGCTCCAGCTCGTCGTCGGTTGCGTCCGGGTTCGGCAGGTTGCCGGCCTTGCGCAAGCGCTTGACGATCTCGTCCTTGTTCGACAGGTCGGAAAGCTCGAATGCGACATCCAGAACGAGGATGGCGTACTCCGGCGGAAGGGTGCCGGCCACACGGATGAGCTCTTCCGACATGGCCTGGCGGGTAGACGCTCTCCAGTCCTGCTCCTCGACAATGAAGTCCGCGGCGAAGCGGGTGATGTCGTTGTCGGCATCGCCGTCGTTGATCGATACGAACTCGTCCTTGCCGCGCTCACCAGTGATGCGGAAGACCATCTTCTCGGTCATGAACTGCTCAATCAGCGACAGCACGATGCGTCCGCTGATCAGCATGGCCTGGCGCAAGTTATCGAACAGCGTGGTGGTGACAACGGCGCCCTGCTCCTGGCGGGCATTGATGGCCTTGCCACTGGTGGCATTGGTCTCAAGGCCAAGGTTTTCACCGGTGACGCCGCCTGCTGTACGGATGTACGCCGAGTCACGCATGGCCAGGTCAAGCTGTCCGCGCGCCACCTCGCCGTTCTCCATGATCTTGATCTTGTCGATGAATCCGGTGTTCACCTCGATCATTGAATCCGGGCGAGACACCTCTTCGGCAAGCTGCTCGGGATCTTCGATGGCGTTCTTCTCGTAGATCGTCCGGCGGACCGACAGCGCAAACTGCGCCTTGCTCATGCGCTTGTTCAGGTCTTCCTGCGGGTCGCGCTGGGCGCGGATGACGCCGTACACGGTGCCGTCGCGCTTCTTGCGGTAGGCCAGCACGCGCACATACGGGAACAGGCCGTGCTTATACGGGCTCGGACCATCGAAAAGCATGGTGTTGTCGACCCACAGTGAGCAGCGGACCTTGTTGCGGATGGTGCCGACCACCTCGTAACCACCGGTGGCGATTTGCGCATCCAGCTCAGGGGTGGCGATGTACTCCTCGCCGTTGAGCGGGCCTTCACCACGGATGACCTTGACGCGCTTGGGCTCCCGATACCATGTCTCGCGCAGGCGCACGAGCGAGCGCTCGCTGTGCTGGAACAGGAATGAGCCTTTGTCGGTGAATTCGGATTCCAGTACGCCATCAGCATCGTCGCTGATACCGCCGCTGCCGCGAGCGGCCGATTCAATGGCCTCCTTGAATCCGGGGTGCATGCTGATGACGTCGTCCACGTCGGTGTAGCGGACGCGGTGCAGGTAGCGGGCATCCGACAGGTCGAACGCACGGGCACGCGAGTCCACCCAGAACTCACGCCAGCTGCAGTGCTTGTATTCGATCTGGTAGGCGCCGTTCTCGTCGCGCTTCACACCGACCTTGATCCAGCCATCGCCGGATCTGACCGCGTCGCCGAAGGCCAGTGAGCGCTGAAACTCTGCCGAGTTGATGTCGCTGACGTACTTGAACAGCTTCGTCTTGCGCTGGGCCGGCTTTACGTCGTCCTGGCAGCGGGGAACGATCTTCCAGTCAGCCCGGCTCCGCTTTTCGGTGCCGAGCAGCCACTCAATCGTGGGCTTGATCTCGTTGAAGACCAGCGCGGCTTGTCCGCGCTCCTCCAGTTCCGCCTTGTCTTCGGCGGCCCACTGGTCGTTGTCTTCGAAGTCCTCATCGATCGAACGCTGAATGCGGTTGTCGCACTGCAGGGCTCGCTCACGCTCAAGGGATTCGTTGTGCTTGAGCAGAAGCTTTGTGTTGGCGTCGGCCTTGCTGACCTTCGCCGCCTTTTTCTGCTCTGCCGGGTCCGCAACGATGTCAGTCACGGTGCGCGCCCTCGCTGGCATCGATGATGACCTTGCCGCTCTGGTCGGTGATCTTCACTTTGTATTGGCTGAGCAGTGTCTGCAGGCCGTTGTGCAAGGCCTTGGCCTGCTCATCCGGGGCAAACGGGAACAGTTCGGGCAGGTATTGCAGGAAGACGTCAGCGACCAGGTGTTTCTCGGACTTCGATGCGAAGCCGGCG